ATTCTTGAATGCCTTAAGTCGTGCCTTTGCTTGTCGGAGTGCCTGCGGTTTCAATGTCCGTTTCTGCTCCTTCTTAGAATGATGGTAACGGTTTGGAACTTGCATCGGTCTTGTGCTTATGAATCTATTTTATACGAAAATCCTGCCTTCTTGTCAAACCTTGTGACACTTTCGAATCTGTCCTCAAGGCCAGTTTTGTGTGAGATCACAAAGATATTAGCATCCTTAATGACATAACAAATAATTTTAAGAAATTCTTCAGTTCCAAATCCATCAAGAGATGAATCAAATACTTCATCCATAATTAATAAATTTGTATTAACTGAGTTTTTAAATCTAGCAACTTCGCGCCAAGTAAAAAGAAGAGCCAAATCAATTCTCATCTTTTCTCCTTCACTAAAAGAAGCATAGGAAAAGTCTTCATGAATTGGAGACTGAATTGTTTCGTTGAATTCTTCGTCAAGAGTAAAGTTAATATAGAAGTCCATCATTTGAAGGAATCTATTTACTTGCTGATTAATCAGAGGAAGATACTTCTTGATAATTTGAGACTTGACTCCACCATCTTTTAACAACCCATAAGAAAAATCGTAGTGTCTAATTGTATCTTTTTTAGAAGAAAGATCGTCGTATGTAATTTTTAAGTTATCTTTAAAGGATTCTAGTTTCTCATGTTCAGTATTTCTATTTTCAAGTTGATTGGTAATAGTTTGAATTTCAGATTCAAGATTTCTGATTTGTCTCTGACATCCAGAAATCTTAATATTATTTTGTGAAATGCCATTTGTTAGTTTTGAAATCTCCTTAGAAAGAGTAATGAATTGACGCTCTCGATCTTCTTCCTCTTTAATTGCCTTCTCCAGCTCTTTATAACCAGATTGCAATTCTTTTGCTTTATCTTGAGCGTCTATAACTCTATTTAATCGAAACTCGTCTTCAATAGTCTGTGTGCAAGTGGGACAAACCGTATTTTCAGTAAAGAATTGATGCTCTTTAGTAATGGTAGATACTTTCTGGGAGATTTTACCTTTCAGGTTTCCCAACTTTTTCAGTTTATCAGCATATCCAACTAACTTATCTTGATCTCTAATATATTCACGAAGAGGTTCTTCAAGAGAAGAATTTTCATCTATCAAAAATCCACTCTCTTCAACCAAAGACATAATCGATATTTCTTTGTCTTTAATATTTTCCTTTCCACGATTTTCTAGTTGTTCAATAAAGTTCTTCTGCATTTGAACTTTATCTAACAAGTTTTCTTTTTTCAACTCTAGAGTTTTAATTTCTTCTTTCAGTTGACGAATTTTTTCTTTGATCACAATATTCATTGAAGAAAAGATCCTAATGTCCAAAAGATCTTCAATTACTTCTCTTCGATTTGTAGATGACAATTGCATAAAGGGTACAAAAGTGCTGCTGCCAAGAATCACAATCTGAGTGAAAGACTTGTAATTCATTTTCAGAACATTTTGCTCAAACCATTTCTGTTGATCTATTGATGCAGATGCTTGATTTAACAAAGAATCGTTTTTCCAGATCTCAAAAATATTGGGTTTGATTCCTCGAATAACTTTCCATTTTGTAGATCCAATTGAAAACTCAACTTCGACACAACAATCCTTTTCGTTGATTATATTTACCAATTGTGGTTTGTTGATCTTGCGAAAAGGCTTACCAAACAACGAGAATGTAAGTGCGTCCAAGACTGTGCTTTTGCCAGATCCATTCGTCCCAACAATCAATGTTGTACTGTGTTGATTTAGTTTAACTTCTGTAAATTGATTACCTGTAGAAAGAAAATTCTTCCAACGAATCGTTTCAAATAAAATCATGGTATGGGGGTGGAATCACAATATCGTTTGGAGTGATCAAAGTGTATCTACAATTTCTAATTTCACAAGTCCTAATAATCAGACCATCTTCTACTTCTATTACATGCATTTCTGGAAATTCTTGTTCTTCAAGCATCATAGCAAATCTACATGCATCATCTTCATCCTCAAAAAGATAAAGAATTGAATCCCCATCTTCATCTACAACTGAATATGCACCTTCATCTTCCTTTCCTTCTTTGGTTATGAGGAACATTAAACCAGCTCACATGCTTCTTGGTAGATTTCTTGAAGAAGTTTTTGAAGAGTTGATTTATTTAAATCAACTTCAGACTCTTCAACATATCTATTTAAAATAGAAAGAGTATCTTCAGATTCAAATGTTGAATCATCTTTATCATACCATACAGCAAAATCAAAGTTTTCTACGATCTTAAGATCTGCAATGTTTGAAGAGTAAAGTTTATCAATAAACTGTTCAAAATTTTTGGTATCAGTTTTTTTACGAACGATTACCTTAACAATCTTTTCCTCATATTGTCTAGTATCAAAAGTTTGATATGAAGTATCCTCATAATAAATGTTATGAAACATTTTAAATGGATTGTTGATTGGAGCGTGTTCTAAAGTTTCCGTATCAAAGATATGAAATCCACGAGTATCATTCACATCATTCCAATACATCTCATATGGATTTCCGAGATAAAAAATTCTTCCATCAGTTGATCGGGTATGATAATGCCCAGAATAAACTAGTTTAAACTTTTCAAACAATTTACTATCTAAACCGTGTTCCATAATCAATTGATTATTGACACGAAATCCTTGAAACTCAAGATGCCCCATTACAACATTTGCTTTGGTTTTTTGAATACACTTAAGTGTGTTCTCTTCGTTTTCTTGATTAATCCAAGGAATAAAAAACACTTTCAGTTTATCCAACAAAACTTCAGTTGCTTCTGAATAAACTTTTACATTATCATACTCCCGCAAAAGAAGATCTACAGAATTGACATTGTTTGTATTTTTATAATAAGTTGTATGATTACCTACAATTGTATGGACTGTACACCCAAGTTCTTTAAGACGATCATAGTAATTATTTTTAGCCCATGCAAGGGCAGAAAAATCAATACCTTTACGACTATCAAATGTATCTCCCATATCTACAATAGTAGTTATTCCCTCCCTTTCCAAGGTCGGGAAAAATACTTCATTATAGAATTGTAAAAAATAATCATGGAAAATCTTAGAGTTTTTCCTTGCTCCAAAATGCTGGTCTGTAATAATTGCTACTTTCATTCAGTGCCTGAGTTTGGAATAAACCGCGTCCTTGATACTATTATAGTTGGAATAATTAGATCCGTCAACACTACCATCTTCAAATACTTCATCAAATCCACTGCTTTCCAAAATTTTATTTTTAATTTCCAATTGCTTCTTTTCCTTTTGAATTCTTCTCAAAAATGCATAGTAAATAATCTGAGTAAAATATGCAAAAGGATTTTGAGATTTTTCTGGATTAAAATTATGAATGTATTGAACACAATTCTCAATACCATCACAAATCATGTCATCTTTAAACATGTAATTAACAAAATTTGGTTTATATGATAAATGAGTAGCAATCTTTAGAAAGCATTCACCTAGGTAGTTGGGAATTCTTGGTTTGGGTTTATCTTGAAGAAGAGCAATTTCTTTATCTTCACGATATTTAATCAATGCCGCAAGAAATTCTTTATTGTTTATATAATGAGCTGACCTTTTTCTTTTGGTCATAATTTCTGTAGTTATCATTTGTTTAACTCTTAGTATGTATAAATTATACCATTTTTAGAGACACTTGACAAGTACATAAAATATGTGTAGAATACCTTTGTTAGGGTTGAGATGGGGTATTAGCTATCTTTAAAGAGCTTCTCCAAGATTTCTTTAGCATCATTAACACTGGAGATATATCCCATCTCTTTGTTGAGTTTGGTTTGTTTGTTCTTCAATTTGTCTGCTTGTTTCACGTAAGATTGGTAGTGATAAATCATTTCAATATCAGAAGATTCACTCATTGTAAGGATATCATCCATGTTCAGAATGAACATGTCTTCAGTGGTTGTTTTTAACCATGGTTCTATTTGATATCCCAAGATTCCCATTCTTCCTTTGACTTCAGAAACTACAATGGGACTCGATACTAGGAGTAAAGTTCTATTTTCTTCTTCGGTAGCTGCGACCTTAGCAAAGATTTCTTCTCCAGATTTTAATTTAAGTGTTGCATAAAAATCTTCTTCAATTCCCATTTGACATTTCCTCTGTATAGTAAATCATGTTTTTAATTGAATTGTGATTATATCGTAATTGAAATTCTCTTCATTATAAATTTTAATTCTTTCGATGAAATGATTTAAAGTATAGTTCTTTCTCAATTTATATGTACAATCGTCAGATATGTCATAGAGTACTGCTTCAGATTTATTTTTTCCTTTTCTAAGTACTCTTCCAATTGATTGTAAATTTCTAATTCTCGATTTACTGGGTGAAGCAAAAATAACATTATGAAGTCTTTTAATATTAATACCGGTAGAAAAAGTTCCATAAGAAGCAACAATGATTGCGTTGTCTTCTCTTTCAGTAATTTCTCGAACTAACTCTCTTTCTTCTGCATCAACACCACCGTGAACAAAAAATACCTTACGGTCATCCTGCTTATCATTATTTATCTTTTCGTGGAGTATGGCTCCATGAGCTTCAACTCTTGCAAAAAGAATAAGTGTATTTCCTTTTAAATCTAGAGAAAGATTTTTAATAAAATTATTTCTTTGCTCATGTGATATAAGATACTGAATTTCATCTTCGTAAGTTTCAAATTTTTGTGGTATATGTTTGAGAACCAAACATCGAATATTAAGTTGAGAAAGATACCCTTGTCTCATTAGTTCTTCTGTTTTAGTAACTTTATAAGATGGACCAAATAATCCTTCCAAAACCCATTTGTGAGTTTGGGATCCGTCTAAAGTTCCGGTAAATCCAAAGCGATACTTTGCGTGATGTAATTTTGTCATTATAGATACTAATGACTTACTTTTAAAAAGATGGGCTTCATCTCCTATCACAACATTATAATCTTCGAAGAAAGATCTTTCCAATTTATAGATTGACTGCCAAGTTGTAATTGTGATAGGATGCTCATTAGTCTTTTCTTTTCCTGCATAAATTTGATGACAACATGACTCAACATCCATCCCATAATCGTGGAAATCCCCGTATAGTTGACTTACAAGACTGGTCGTTGGAACGACTACAAGAATTTTTTCATTCCTATCCATATAATACTGCGCGAGAGCGTAAATCATTAATGATTTACCTGACGCAGTGGGACTTATCAACAATTTTCGATTATGTCGTAGGGCATCATATACTCCCTCAATTTGATAATCCCGAGGAGTGTGTGAACAAATAGAATTCATATAGTCCTTTACACCCTCATAAGAAATATTTTCATTGATTTCAAATGGGAGTCCGTAGAATTTATTGTCTTCAAATGTATAAGTATATCCGTATTGACTGCAAAAATCTACAATCTTGTCTAGAAGCCCTACGTAAATTTGTTTGGATCTAGTATCAAATAAATGAATTTCTCCGTTCCAATTTCTACCACGATATTGCGGCATGAACTTTGCATTTGGAACTTCAAACTTAAAATGATCTCTTAGTTCATACTCAATGTGAGGATCAGTATTAACTTTTAAAAATACTTCGTTAGACTTGGATATAACAAGATCTGTAGTTTTCACATGAGTTCATCTATCTATTAATATTTATTAACCCAATCCAGATTGAAATTTTATAAATTCTATAGAATTTTTAATCTGATATGTTCTATTTTGAATGACTTTAAGAATACTTTCCAAATAATTTAGCATCGTATCATAATAATCATTTTTTAAACAAACTGTGGAAAGTTTTTCGTCAGCATCAAGATATTTCTGCAATGTATCTTTGTCACGAATCTTTTTTGGGAAAGGATCTTCAATATAAACTTCTGGATCGGATTTGCCAGTATAGTATTCAAATCTTTCGTGACGGATATTTCTTTTCTGTTGTTCTGCTTTTTTTCTTAAAAGTACGACATTGTTATAAATTTCAAAGTACTTTGCATGGAGAACTGGAATATTTAAAGACTCTGTGTGTAGATTATCAATATCAATCTGGGAATCTTTTTCCCACATCTTTTGAATCATATCAAGATCAAAACTCATAATTTATTTCCATTTAAATCAGTTATTTCATAGATAGTATACTTGAAAGTTGCCTCTGCAGTCAAATATTCAATGTCAGAATCTGTAGCATCAAATTGAAGATTTGATAGAGAGTATGGCCACAGATCTTTAAATTTTAACTTAAAGTTTGGATTATTGCTACTTGTTAAAATTTGTAGAGTACCATCAGAATAGATGTCCATTAATTTTGAATCTGTAGTATCAACATATTTCTGTTGTCTTTGAAGATCATAAATTTCATCTAAACTATCGGGAAATCCAAGACCACGAATCCAATTTTGAATTTCCATATAGTTTTCAAGATTTTCATCAACCAAAAATCTAACTGTCAAATCCTCAAAGGAAATTTTATCTCCAGGAGTATCAATATTCTTTAGGTATGTTGGTTGCTCTACAACTCCTAAAGTCAAACCTGGAATGTTTGCCGAGTTAGAAAAAAATGCAACCTTTGGACATCTATTCAATATAAACTTAAATCCTACTGGAGATAAAAAGTTTCTATTTTGTATCTGAGAAGAAAATGCGTTTCCTGTAGCCATTTTTATTTCTATTTAGATAAAAAAAAGAGGGTCCGAAGACCCCCCCATGAAACTTGTGAGAAAGACTCACATGAGATTTTTAACTGCAACTCTACGGTAGTAGCGGTTGCTGTTGACGCGGAGTCTGCCGAGACCTTGGTTGGTGCCTTCAGCAAATGGGTTAGCAACGATGCCATAACGAGTCTTAAACCCGATTTTTGGCTGGAAGTTGTTCTCACCAACGGCACGAACCATTTGGAGAGGAACATATGGGCAATAGAACAGTCCGGCATCATAAGGAGAAGAACCCTTATAACCAACAACGTAGTATTGGTTGGTTCCTTGTGACAGACCGCTGTTATCAGCAGCCAGGTTTGCCGAATATGGGTCAATATATACTCTATATTTACCTTGGATTGTACCAGCGAAAGTGCTGCCGGTATCATCAACGTTCAGATTAGCGTTGAGTGCAGGGGTGTAATCGAGAACACCAGCCATGGTCAGTGCTGAAGCAACGTCAGCAGAGCACATGATGATGTTACCTTTTCCTCTACGAGTTCTTTGAGCGACTCTGTTTGCATCTCTTTCGATTTGGAACAGAAGACCCTTGAACTTCTCAACTGACCAACGACCGTTGGAGTCGATGTCGAGGTCAAATACACCAGCAGTAGCGGTGTTTTCAACAGCACCTTGCTCAGCAATCTTATAGATGGTACGAATAACTTCGCGGTTGATTTCAGCAAGAATCTCGGTTGAGAGAATGTTTGCCAATTCCGCTTCAGCATTCAGACCGTGGATTGCCTTGAGGTCTTGTGCGAGTTCGAGTGAATACTCAGCCTTCAGAGCACGGGACTTTGCAGTAACGGTAACTTTCTCGATTGAGAAAGCCATCTGGTTGAAAGCATTGCTTCCAGTACCATCAAGGTTTTCTGCATCAGCCGTGTTCATGCCTGAACCGACGTTATACGCGGTTGAGGTTGCAGTACCAACAGGGTTTAGGATTGAAGGGTTAGTACCCGACTGAGTGGTTGTACCGATACCAGCAGCAGCATCAGCAAAACTGCCTGTAAGGTCGAAACCAGCATCTTGACCCGAGAATGAAGTATCTGATTCGTTGAAGGATGATTCAGTGCCGCTCTGGGTGTTGTAACGTGAACGCATTGCGAAGATGAGTCCAGTAGGACCGTTCATTGGTTGAACGCCAGCGAGGTCATATGCGACCAAGTTAGGCATTGAACGTCTGATCAATGAGATCAGAACTGGATCGAAACCTGCAGTAGGTCCACCAGCAGCTGAGCCACCTCCATAACCACCAGTACCAGCTGCGTTGGTTGGTGCTTCCATCAGGTTCATACCTGAGGAGAATGATGCTTCCTCACGGAGGAATTTTTCTTGGTTCTCTAGCAGGACAGCGGTTACCGCTCTACGATGGGAATCTTTGATTTGATCAAGACCCTCATAATTGAGGAGTGGTGCCCACTTTTCCTGCAGATGTTCTGCGTTGAACATTTGCGTTTACCTTTGGTGAATGTTTGTGTTTGATTTAATATTAAATTCAGATTTTAGCAACAGCTTCAAGGGTTCTCAGGTATCCAGCCATTGTGCCTGAAATTGATTCTGGCGAATGGTCTACACCCTCAGATAAGGTTTCAGCATGTGCTTTAGGAGTTTTGTTTGCTGGGAAATATGATTCTCTCAGCATCTCCACTTTTTCACGATATTCTTCTTCACTTTCAAACTCAACACTTTCGGAAAGTGAAGCGAGCTTTTCTTTCTGAGTAGCAGCAAGGCCATCAGAAACTTGATCTAAGATTCCATCAGCAACCGACTCTGCGAGACGCTTGTTAAGGGAGATATTCTTCTCAATTTGCTCGTTGAGTTTTGTCTCCATGTCATCAAGTTTTTCTACCATACTTTCTAATACATCATATCTATCTTCAGGGATTGTTACATAATGTTCTTCAAAAAGTCCCTTCATGCCTGAAAGGAATGATTCAGTTAAATCGGTCTTAAGACCGTGCTCAATAGCAAGTTCGTTTTCTACGAACCACTCTTCAGAAACATATTCCAGATAGGAGTCAACCCTATCTGAAAGTGCTTCTTTGATTACTTCAACTTCTTCGATTAGTTTCTGCTCATATTGAGATTCAACTGTTTCTTTAATTTCAGTAATCTTTGACTTAAGTGCAGCTTCAAATATGATTTTTGCCTTTTCTTTGAAACCTTCGGAGAGTTCTTCTCCACTAAGAAGTGCATTTACATCATCTTCAATTTGGAAAGACTCTTCCATATCCTCTTCATCATCTTTAAAAGAATTTTTTTTGCCTTCCTTTTTATTCTTTTTACTACCCTTCTCTTCTTCTTCCTCTTCGTCTTCTTCTTCGTCTTCTTCTTTGGCTTCTAAGAGTTCTTCATCTTCATCATATTCCGCATCTTCTTTCATACCCTTCATAGGGTCGGCAGATTTAGCACCTTTGTTGACAACATCTCTGACTTGTTTCAGAGTTGCGCCAGGTGTCTTTAATTTTGCGGAATCGTCGTCTGAACGATAGTTCTCAGGAGTAGGACCCCCAAGATCTTCCCAACTTACGCCTTGACCACCAGTGGTCATTTTTGGCATCGGATCTGCTGCCTTTGCATTTGCATTGACAGCAGTTCTGGATTGCTTGGTGTCTACTTCCATTTCTTGTAAATCTCCACGAGACATTTGAACTCTCCCTCCTGTTAACCGTAAAGTTATAAACTATATTTATTTATAAATTATAAATTTGCCAGAAAATCATCGAACAGATTCAATTTCTGTTCATCAAGTTTTTTCTGGTCTACAAGAGTATTAATTCTTGCATAAGTTTTTGTAGCATACTTTTCACGAAGAATGCCACCATCCCAAACCCAATCTTTGCCTTCCATAATACCTGATATGAATGCATCAGGGGCTGAAGGATCGGCAACAATATCAGCAGCAGTTGCCAACATAAAGTCTTCACCTACAACATTAATTCCTTCTCTTGTAATTTGGAGTGAACCAACACCACGGGAAGAAACACCCAGTCTTACTCCTTCAGAAATCAACGATTCTGCAATCTTACCCATAGGTGTGTTAAGGATTTTAGCTTTACCAATGAAGTTAGAACCACTCTCACGAAGAGAAGTGATCTTGTGAGAAACACGATCAAGATTTACTGTGGGACCATCTGGATGTCCCAGTTCTCCAAGAGCTCTTCCAGCTAAAACATGGTTTTCATTATAACGAGCAACTTCACGACGAAGAGTTTCCATAGGATACATGCGACCATTGCGGTTCTTAATGTCTCCTTGAAGGAAAATGCCTTCAATATAAAGTGATTTTTTACCGTTGCGTTCTTCAACGATAAACTCTACGGATTCGATTTCTTCTCTGAGGAGTTTCATTTTATGCTTGACCTGTAATTTGTACTTGTTGTGTATAAAGAAGTCCAGCACCAGTATCGGTAA